CGACCCGTGGCAGGCGGCGCTGTTCGTAAGTCAACTGACGGCCATGGGGCTGCCGATGGTCGAAATTCCGATGAACGTTAAGAACATCAGCGAGCCGATGAAGACCATGGGCGCGATGATACTTGACGGCAATCTACGGCACGACGGGAACCCCGTGTTCTCCTGGATGCTGGGAAACGTCATGGCGAAAGGCGACGCCAAGGGGAACGTCTACCCAACAAAGGAACGCGACGCGGCGAAGATCGACGGGCCAGTCGCTGTAATGGCGACGATGGTTCGCGCATTGCCAACAGAAGACACGAGCAGCCTGTCCAGTTACGCCCAGGCCGAAATGGTGGTGTAAATGAGCCTTATTACCGATGTCAAATTCGAGGTCTGGTGGCGACGGAATAAGACCCTGCTGCTATCGCCCATGGGCAGGAAGGCCGTTTCGGAGTCGATCAGCCTTGGGGCCATCGATACTACATGGTATCAGCGCAACGGGTATGAGTCGATAGCGCGGGCGCTTGGCGGCGGGATGTCGTCTGCCGGGGTGGTGGTCAATTCAGACAAGGCGCTTGGCGTGGCGGCGTGGTACGCCGGGGTCAAGGTCATTTCGGAAGATATGGGCACCATGCCATTCGTGCTGTACGAGCGTGCCAGGGACCGTAAGAGCGTGGAGCCGGTGTACGGCGACCGGCGGTATTCGCTGCTGAAAAACATGGCGAACCCGGACACGTCAGCCGGTGAATTCGTTGAGACCGTCACTAGCCATGCGCTGATGCTTGGCAACGGCTACGCCTACATCGAGAGGTTTAACGACCCAGATAAACCGGCGTGGCTCTGGCCGCTGATGCCGAATGAGGTGAGGATCGAGCAGGGCCAGGACCGCCGGAACGTATACCTCACGAAATTCACAGGCACAGAGAAAGAGACGCCCCGCAAGAACATATTCCACCTCAAGGGGCTGAGTTTCCAGGGGTCGGTCGGTGATGATTTGATGTTGCGTGCGCGTAGCGTGCTGGGGCTGTCAATTGCGGCACAGGATTATGCATCGATGTGGTTCAAAAACGATGCCACGCCGGGAACCGTGATCGGCTTTCCGGCTGGTATCCGCATGGATGCAGATGCAGTGCGGCGATTTAAGACCGCATGGAAGGAATGGTTCCAGGGCGTGGCCAATTCGCACGAACCGGCGGTGCTCGCTGATGGCGGAGAAGTCAAAAATCTCTACCCAGACAACGACAAAACGCAATTAATCGAGCAGCGGCGGTTTCAAATACTTGAGGTCTGCCGATTATTGCGAATCAGCCCGCACAAATTAGCCGACCTGGACAGGGCCACGTTCAGCAACATTGAACAATTAGCAATTGAATATCTCACCACCACAATCGGCCCGTGGCGGCGGCGCTGGAAAGAGGCGTTTTTCCGCTGCCTGCTGACCCGCGATGAACAATTACAGGATCGATTATACGCCGAGCACAATGTCGAATCGTTCTTGAGGGGCGATTTCAAGGCCCAGGCCGAGGCGTTCGCCAAACTGCTCGAAAAGGGCGTCTACAGCATCAACGAGGTGCGGCGCTGGCTGAATTTGAACCCGGTCGCGGACGGTGATAGCCATTATGTGCAGTTGAACCGTACCGCCGTGGCCGATGCCGCTACTGAGGCGGCAAAGAATCAAGGCTTATTAGCAGCATAGGGGAACGATCAACCTGGAGCATTCGCTGCACGAAATTCTTGGAGCATATAGAGCAACTGGCGAATGGTTTGTTCTTACGCCTACTATCAAGCGCGTTTTGCGCCACCTGGGGGTACACGATGAACAGAGAATTTGAATTTAAGATCGATGAGGTCAAAGAGAATGGCGAGTTCTTTGGCATTACCGCAGTCTATGGAAACGTGGACCTGGGCGGAGACCGCATCGAACGCGGAGCATTCAAAAAAACACTCGCCGACAGCGGTGGACGCGTCCCCTTGTTGCTTGACCACCGGATACCAATCGGAGCGGCCATCGTGGAAGATGCCGATGACGGGCTGAAGGTACATGGAATCCTCAACCTGGACAAAAACATCGCCAAGGATGCCTATTCCGACTTGAACTTCTATAAGGAGAAGGGTATTCCCTACGGGATGTCTATCGGCTATCAGGTCGTGCAGAAAGACCGCGATGGGGATGTCCGGGTGTTGCGTGAATTGAAGCTCGTTGAATCGAGCATCACGCTATTCCCGATGAATCCCGAAGCCCGCGTAGGGATGGTGAAAACGCGCCAGGAATACGAAGAGTTGAAGAGTACTATTGCCGAAAGCAGGCAGCAGATTGCAGATTTGGCCAAGGAAGCATCTGATCTGCTTGGAAAAATCACCGCACTTCATGCGGAGGCCGCAAATAGCACCTCCGCTGAGGCCGCGACAGTCGGGCCGGAAGATGACGCCTTCCACCCGCAACAACTAGCCGATTTCGCCGAATCCATCGCATCTGCGATGAAGAACGAAGCACGGTAAACCGCAGTCAACCCGGACTGTCGTGATGATAGGCCGGAACACCAATGCCGTGAGGCATGGGAGGTCATTATGCCTGAGAGCAAAGAAATGGAAGGCGTCCGCGATCAGATTATCGGGACGTTCAACGAGACAAAAGCCGACTGGGAGAAGCGCTTCGATGCGCTTGTCGCTCAGGGGGCTAACACCGAAGAGGTCAGGGAGATGGTGGAGCGTGCCATGAAGCGGCTTGAGGAAACCGATGCCGCTATCGGGCGCATGGGTCACCGGCACCAAGAGCACGAGCAGAAGTCGCTTGGCGAGTATGTTGGCGAGAACTTCAAGGACACCCTGGACGAACTCAACGCCAAAGTCAGCCGCACCGGCCTGACACGGGGGACGCTGGGACAATTCCCGATCAAGAGTTTCTTCCTGAACCCCGAATTTTCCGCAGAGATCAAGACCACGATCACATCCAGCACGGTCGGTTCCAGCACACCCGGGATTCTGGTTTCGCAGCGCGTGCCCGGTATCGTGTCTCCCGGCATCCGGCGTATTCGCGTGCGGGACCTGATCGAGCGATTTCCCACCTCCAGCAACGCTGTCGAGTTTGTCAAGGAGAACGTGTACACAAACGCCGCATCCCCGTCGAATGAAGGCAGTGCGGCCCCCGAATCGGCGCTCACATTCACAATCGATTATGAGAATGTTCGCCGGTTGACCCACTTTGTTCCTGCCTCGCGGATCGTGTTGGACGATTTTGTCCAGCTTCAGAACTACCTCAACGGCAGACTGTTTGATGGTCTCCGCGATGTGGAAGACAACCAGATTCTCTCCGGTGATGGCACCGGTGCGAACCTCTCCGGTATCTCGACCGAGGCCGATGCCTATGGCACGACCAGAACCCAGAGCGGTGATACCCGGATCGACATCCTGAACCACTGTATCGCGCAGTTGGAGGAGGACAACATGATCCCGACCGGGATCATCATGAATCCCCAAGACTGGCGCAATATCGAGGTTATCAAAACCGATGAGGGCACCTCGTCCAATAAAGGCACTTACCTGATGGGCGGGCCTCGTGGTCAATCCGATCCCTTCGTCTGGGGCCTTCCTGTAGCCACTTCCAACGGTGTCGGTGTCGGCACATTCTTTGTCGGCGCATTCAAGGGTTATGTGGAACTCTACGACCGCATGGATGCCGTCGTTACCATCTCGACCGAATATGACGACTATTTCGTCAAGGGAATGGTCGCTGTCATGGCTGAAGAGCGCGTTGCGCTTATCACCAAACGCGCAGACGCAGTGATTTACGGCTCGTTCTGATCGCTTCTCTCCGCTGCCGCCTGAAAGGGGTGGCCCGGTTCGCCGGGCTGCCCCTCCTTTTCGAGGAAATTATGGAGACCCAGAAAATTACGCTGAGGGCATTACGTCCGATCACGCACAACGACCCGTGCTATTTGTCGTGGAGCGCCAAGGAGGGCCAGATATTCGAGGCCCCGATGAAGCACGCGGCGATGTACCTGCGACGCGGGACCGCAGAGCTGTATATTCCGCCGATGCCGCAGGCCCCGCCCGCAACATATGAGACGAAGGTCATAGTGCCTGCGCCGCCCGCCTATACGGTGAAGACGATTGAACCTGGTGTGCAACCGGGACGGACGAAGCGGAGCCGGGGCAGGCCGTCTATTCCCACCTCGTGCCCGAAATGCGGCGAGATGTGCGCTGGGAAGCGCGATGCACGGCGACACTGTCGGAAGGAGTAACGCAATGAGGAAACTA